ACCACGAATAGCAGCGAATGCTGAATACAGATAAGACATTAGAGTCATTCTGTTATAGTTAAATCCATCTGGCGTCACGACATCTGTCCACGACGCTTCGGAACCTATATTACCAGGGAGGGGTGGATACCACCTCATGGTATATTCAGTTGCGACTGCTTGTCCAGGTTCACCTGCCTCAATAGTTCCAACATATCCATAACGCTTCAAACAAGAGCGAAAGGATGATATAGTCTCACCATGGTACACCAACGCATTGGCATCAGCCAAGTCTAGGTTATTTCCCAGGGTGTTAACTAAGGAATTTTGTAAAGGGGCAGATGGTTCATTAGTGTTTTCCCCATCCGCGAGCTTAGTTTCTTCCATACCAGATTCTTCCTGATAATCAGGGATAAATGGTGTTAACTCTCCGATCCAATTGCTGGACGGAACGGCGACCTCAAAATCGTCACCTGTAGAAACTATACAGTTAAGCTCGATGGTGCCTCCTGAAGAGGCATTTGCTGCAGTAAGAGTATTCAGTACGCTGACTGTTAGGACACCATTGATATTTAAATCAGAAGATGTTCCAGAATAGTCAGAACGAAGTGCGTACCGAGCAGCAAAAGGGGTTTGAAACGAACAACCAACCAAGTTCGTTACCCCACCCAATTTCTACCGTGAAGTCTTTTTCCTCAGCAATATCTACGATTTGCGAGTACTGGACATTCATCTCCTTATTTGAGTAACCAAATGGGTCCCACTGCACAAGCAGACGACCTTTATGGTAATTAGAAGCAACGACCTGGAAACGATATTTCATCGAACCACGCCAAAACTTGAAAGGAGTTGCAGCAAATTTACATGCTGTAAAATGGTATTCTGTTGGGTACCCTGATCCTGGATCATACTCTTTATGATAACATGGAGTCACTCCTAATGAAAAGAGTGTCTGCCCCACATTGTCAGTTGTAGTCCAGGTTGTCTTGTCCAAATAGGATTCGCGAGTTGAAATACCTCGCACGGTCATCTCATCTGTAGATTCCAATCCGACAATTCGATTGTCAATGGACAACTCCTGCTTGACATCCAGCGAAAGCTTCTCCGACACATCTGTGATATTCACATTGTTAATCGAAGGTACATAACGCGGAGTCATAGTACAAGGAGCTTCAGGGTTAATAGGTCGCGAATAACCGAACATCTTCGCGACACTAGCGGTGCTATTAGCGATAACTTCAGTAGCCCTCATATAAGGACCAATTACTGGAGCATCCGCCAACATACCAGCAAGTCTTGCGACTGTTGACGCTGGTTGCGAGATTGCACCTGATCCATATTCGTCACTCTTATTAGACGAATAGGACATCTTCTTCTTCTTCGGTTTCTTCTTCTCCATACCTGCTTGTGGTTCTAGGGAGTCTTCCTCCTCAACATCACAGCATCCGCATAACCAATAAGAGCAGCATGACAGCTCAGACCCAATAAAGGGACATGTAGCTTCATCGAGCACTTGACGTGACTGTAAGCCACCTTGCTCTGCTAACTCACCTGGTTCATTTGCAGTTGGTACAGAGAGAACAACATCCGACATCCACGCTAGAACTGTAATAGTAATAGAGTCGGTAACACCATTAGCGTGTCGAAGTTGATTAATCTCTCGCAGGTTGATTTCACCGAGTTCATCCCAGTCGCCATCAACAATATTTAAGTTGTCCTTCGGATAAAAGAAAGGTAGAACAAGTTCTCCTCCCTGACTAGTTGTAGGATCAACATATATATGAGGCTTCTGTGAGACTCTTACAATATCTGCAGGTACTAAAGCACGATTAAGTTCAAGGTCATCATTCCCATTCAAAGGATTGTATGAGGCTAATAGTTTACCATAGTAAAAGCCATTACCATTGATCATAACCTTTACGTGCATTTTCCCACGCAGAAGATTGTAATTTGACAACCTATTAATAACTCTAGGATTGCCAATATATAAAGACCACGGGTCAAGATCCTGGAAGAATCTGACTGTGGTTGACCACTCGTATGATGCGATGTTTAACGGACGAGAGAAGAAATCATTAAGATCTA